CGTCATGAGCACAGGTCTTTTGCAGACCTCAAACAACCTGTCTGAGATTCGCCTATACACAGATCAACTTATGGCTGTAGGCGACATCAAGTTGATTCCGGCAGCATTGGCTCCGAAGGGATGGTTGGCTTGTAATGGAGCCTCCGTGAGCAAGACCTCGTATGCAGATTTGTTCACCAAACTGGGAAACACCTTTGGTGGATCCGGTTCGGTCTTCAACCTTCCAAACATCTCTGCGCCTGTTGCAAACACCCTGTACATCATCAAGGCATTCGAGTACGAGCCATGAACGAAGAAATCCTCTTGGCTCTTGGACGCTTAGAGGGCAAGGTTGACGCGATGATGACTTCCTTGCGACTTCAGGAACAAGAGTTAAAAAACTTAGACAAGCGGATTCGAGAACTCGAACAAAGCAGAGCGTGGATGCTTGGAGCAGCTGCGATTATCTCTCTGCTTGCTGGCATGATTGTCAAGATGGTCCCTTTTAAGGATTGACACAAACATGAACGTGCATCTCATTGCTTCTGCGATTGATGGGTCTTCTACTAGTACTGTCGGTTCTGCTTACTCTCTAATTGAGGCTATGCGGGACAACAACAACCGAAACAACATCGGAACAGTTCAGATGGTCCATTTGACTGGATCCGGCGCAACGATCAAGGTCCAAGGAAGTGCTGACGGCGGTACGAACTGGATTGACTTGGCTACAGGCATTACAGCCTCGACGGGAAAGACGTTGGCTCTTATGCCAAGTCTTCGTGCAGCTGTTACCGGAGCTTCGGGCGCGGCTTCGACTGTTTCGGTGTACATCGTTCAATAAGGAGCTGAAATGGCTTTTCCAATCGTTGTCATCGACAGTTTCATTGTGTCCACAAGAGCTGCGGCAACAAGTTGGAACCTTTCAGCAGGACTTGTTCCATCAGGTGTAGCTGATTTTACGTTGACTGGTGGTTCGTCAATTTTTACTGGAACCTTTGCATCTAACGCAAACGAGTTTTCAATAAACAGTACAAACCAGTTGAACGTAATCAATCAGCCAATTTCAATTCGTGTTGTGGGCATCACGAACATCACAGGAACGACTGTATATGCCCGTGTTTCAGACGATGCATTAGCATCTACTGCTTTGCAGACTTCGCGAGCTGGATGGCAAACAGTTGGTGTCGGTTCAATGATTAACATTGAAAACAATCAGAGACTAAATGTTGGGGTATTCAAAGAAGCCCACGACAACTCAGTCACAGTTACGTTTTCAAACGCCTCAATCAATCCGGTAACCGTAATTGGATCTGGATACGTCTTCAACTGAAAGTCAACCATGAAACACCTTGTTGTCTTCACAGCTTTCGACAGGACCACAAGCGATGGTCTTTCATTTGACCTGTCTTCTACACTTGAAAGACAGCCGACGAATGGAGTTGTTCCTGATTACTTGAACTGGCTTAACACCTATACTCAAGTTGGCGGACCATACGGTTATACCTACCAACGAGTTACAGGCACGTCTCAATCCATCAATTTGAAGTTGTCTACAACATTAGCTGGAATGCAACGGTTTGTTGCTTCAGATACCATTGATCTTTTGGCTGGAAATGCAACATGGATTGCTACGGCATCGGGAACAACTTTTTCCGTACCTATAAATAGCTATGTTGCTTTTAGACTTGTAGCCTCAAAATTGGGCGTTACTGGAGTGTCTGTTTTGAATGCTTCGGACAACGATACTGTTCTTGACACCTTTACTGCGACGGTGGCAAATGAAACTCCTACTGCTGAGTATCAACCTGAGTTTGTGAGCTACGGCACTGGGTGGGCTTGGATGGCAGCAGGAACAACTACAAGTCAAATTTATCAGAGTTCAATGGGAGGAAACCAGCTTATTGGCTCTTATACATTTGACGATCCGGGTGCTGATGACATTGCAAACACGCAGCCAATTTTCTTTGGGACTCCAAACCCTCCACCAACATTGGATACTGGCAAAATTTGGAATAATTACACCTACGACAACGCCAAACCAATGATTTCGCTTAGACCGTCTAGTGCGTTTGGGTCGAACAACAGAGCTGCGGCCTTTATCGCTCAGTTTCCCAATTCATACTTGAAGGTCTATTACGGACCCCCGAATGTCTACGGAAACAACTACAGGGTTTTCACAAATCCTCGTATTTTAGGCGGGGAAAACAATATTCCTCAAGTCAACTACGTCATGTGGACTTCTTCAACAGGCTTTTCGGTAAATCCATTATCTACAAGTCAAGCTTTCCGAATTGAACTTTACACCTCGTGATCTCATGGACGAACTCTTCAAACAACTCCACAATGCCCTAGGGGCAGAACTGCTGAACCGGATTCAATCCGGAGAAGCTAGTCCTGCTGACCTGAATGTGGCTAGGCAGTTCCTGAAGGACAACGGCATCGATGCCAACATGAAGGCGTCAGAACCGCTCTTGAACCTTGCCAAGGTCATGCCCTTCGATCCAGATGAGGAGGAAGCCGCATGAGCGAGGCACAGGACAAGCTCAAGGACTTCCGCAACTTTGTGTGTCTTGCGTGGGATCACCTTGGGCTTCCTGAGCCTACTCCTGTGCAGCTGGACATTGCCAAGTTTCTACAGAAGGGTCCACGGCGTCGAGTCATCCAAGCGTTCCGTGGAGTGGGAAAGAGCTGGCTAACCAGTGCATATGTTGTCTGGAGACTGCTGCATGACCCGACCCTCAATGTTCTGGTTGTGTCTGCCTCCAAGCAACGAGCAGATGACTTCAGCACATTCACTCTGCGGTTGATCCATGAGATCCCGTTCTGCCAGCATCTGAAGCCAAAGGACAATCAGAGAAACAGCAAGATCGCCTTTGATGTTGGTCCTGCTCCACCTAGTCAGGCTCCCAGCGTGGTCTCAAAGGGAATCACCAGCCAGATCACTGGTAGCCGTGGCGATCTGATCATTGCCGATGACGTTGAGTCTCTGAACAACTCTGCTACCGCCGTGATGCGGGACAAGCTGCTGGCCAGCACGGCTGAGTTCGAGGCAGTCTTGAAGCCGGGTGGGGAGATCATCTACCTAGGTACGCCCCAGACGGAACAGTCGATTTACCACGGTCTGGCCGAAAAGGGGTATGTGACCCGCGTGTGGCCAGCACGGTTCCCCGAAGATCGACTGAAGGTCGCATTCGGTGAGAAGTTGGCTCCGCTGCTCCGCACAGGCAAGTCTGGAGACCCCACGGATCCCAAGCGATTCGACGCTATGGATCTGATGGAGCGTGAGGCGTCCTATGGCAGAACGGGCTTTGCGCTTCAGTTCATGCTGGACTCGACCCTCAGCGATGCTGATCGGTATCCACTGAAGATCAACGACTTGATTGTGTTTGGGCTCAACCCTGAAAATGCCCCTGAGAAGCCAATCTGGGCAATGAATCCGAACAACATCGTCAAGGATCTGCCTTGTGTTGGCTTTAACGGTGATCGCTTCTACGCTCCCATGGAGATCCAAGGACGATGGATTCCCTATGAGGGTGGGATCATGGCAATCGATCCTGCGGGTCGTGGTGGTGACGAGACGGCTTACTGCGTGGTCAAGATGCTGAATGGCTTCTTGTATGTGACACAGGCAGGAGGGCTTGCTGGTGGCTACGGCGAGGAGGTCATGAAGAAGCTGACCAAGATCGCCAAGGACAACAAGGTCAATCTGATCCTGATCGAGTCCAACTTCGGTGACGGTATGTTCACTGAGCTGCTCAAGCCGTACCTGCTGCGTGAATACCCATGCACCACTGAAGAAGTCAGACACAACATCCAGAAGGAACGCCGGATCATTGACACTCTGGAGCCTGTGCTGTGTCAGCATCGTCTGGTCTTGGACATCGCAGTCATCAAAAACGATTACGAGTCCACCAAAGCATATGCCAGCGAGAAGGCTCTCCAATTTTCACTTATCTGGCAGCTCAGTCGCATCAGTCGAGCCAAGGGATCTCTGTACCACGATGACCGTCTTGACTGCCTCAGCATGGCTGTGGGCTTCTGGGCAGACAAGATGGCCCAGGATGCAGACAGAAAGATGGCCAACTTCAGGGAACAGATGCTCCAAAAAGAACTAGAGAGGTTTATGGAACACGCTGTAGGCCACCGTCCCAAGGAGGACTCATGGATGTAGACGAACTGCAAATCCTGATGGCTTCTGTTGTTCTGCTTTACGAAGACCATCTCAAGTCCAATGGTCACATCAGCTCTGCCAAAGACCTAGCCCGAGGCATGAGGATGATGCGTGAATCCGTCTCCCCCGAAATCATGGAAATGTGCAAGGAGTTCAAATGCCAAGCCCCTGTGAAGGCAAGAGCCTAAACAAGCCCTTCAGGACTCCCGGTGGACCCAAGAAGTCTGCTGTCTGCGTCAAAGACGGGGAAAAGACCAAGATCGTCCGCTTCGGTGATCCCAACATGAAGATCAAGAAGCACATTCCCGGACGCCGCAAGAACTTCCGTGCTCGTCACAACTGCGACAACCCCGGACCAAAGACCAAAGCTCGTTACTGGTCTTGCAAAGCTTGGTGACTTATGCCCCGAAAAGAACCCCGCGACTACAAGAAGGAATACCGTGAGTACCACGGAACTCCGGAACAGCGTAAGCATCGCGCCAACAGAAACAAAGCTCGTAGGCTAATGATTAAGAAGGGTCGTGTTCGCAAGGGAGACGGTCAAGAAGTAGACCACAAGGATGGAAATCCCAAGAACAACCACCCCTCCAACCTTCAGATCATGTCCCGTACATCCAATCGGAGGAAGCGTTGATGCACCCAGAGATCCTGAAGTACGGTCACTACAAGATCCCTGTAGTCACTGCAAAGCTGTCTGAAGGTGACTTTGGTGAGTTCTCCTTCTTTCCCTACCCTAGGATTGCAATCAACCTTAGGTTGAGAGAAGAAGTAGAAACCAGTACCATCCTTCATGAGGTCATGGAGATGATCTCAGAGATCAATGGTCTCAACCTTGATGAGTCTCAGATCCGTACTCTGGAGGTTGGTCTCATGTCTGTCTTCCTCCAGAATGCGTGGCTGGTTGAGCGTCTCCGGAAAAGCCAGCAAGAGCCCATTACAGACCACTTAGACTGGCCCCCTAGTCAAACCCTGCCAGACAGTCCAGAAGCCTTGTAGGCCATCCTAGGCCATTTAGAAAGGACACCATGAAGAAGAAGTCCCACGGTATGCGTTCCGAGCTCAAGATCCATGGCAAGAAGCACGAGAAGGGTGAGTCTGCCAAGTTCGAAAAGAAAGAAAAGAAGAAGCAGAGCAAGAGTTCCTATTGATGGAACTTTAAGTTCTACTTCTGGTGGAGTCGGATGTTTGGGGGAAAAATCTGAGAGGGTTTGATATAGAACAGGCGGCTGCCAACCCCCCATGCCCCCAATGCGTCAACTTGAGGCCGCGTTGGTTTACAGTGAAAGTTCTCGGACGTGGCGGCGACTTGTTGACTTATCGGACGCCGAAGGTTACCGGACGCCGATTATCGGACGCGCAAGCGGGAAGGGTTATCGGTCTCCCTCCCCGTTTGTTATCGGACTACGCCCCTAGGGTTCCGATCCCAAATTTGGGATTCTCCAAATTGTCCGGAATTCCGCCCAAGTTACTTGACTTCCTTCGGATTCGCTGTAAGATGCACACATAGCCCGACGAATTCCGCCGGAATCGGGGCAAGTGTTAAGTAACTCGAAAGGAAGATAGAACAATGGCAAACGCTACCAAGACCGCAACCAAGTCCGCAACCAAGTCCGCTCAAGTCGCAGAAATTGCTGCAGTCTCTGCAGTCGAGGGGGACGCTTTCGCGAACCTTACGG